ACAATAATTACAATAACTTTAAATAGAAATGTATAATTAACAATGACAAAAAGTAAATTCATTAATGGAGTAGCTGATGAAAGCACTATACGGACAAGTGATTTCTTGTACAAGTATAGTTCTGAATTTAATATTTGGTTTTTGAATCGTTTAAGTAAAACAGTTGATATATCAGAATACAAAGATGAAATTATTAATGATATAGAAAATAAATTAGGACCGGTTACTGCATCATCGTTGGGTTTATTTGAAGGTGATGCATTATTAGTGCCTGAAGATTTTTGGGTTTGGTCAGATTATACAGGCTCTGCTGCTATAATAATGGATGTACCAAATACAGTATTATTAAATTATGGTACCATTATAGGAAAAGGTGGTGCAGGTGGTGCTGGCACCCATGGTGAAAGTGGCGGCCATGCTGTTAGTATCACTGCGGATTATGTAGAAGTTGAAAATTATTCAACTGGAATAATGGCAGGCGGCGGCGGCGGCGGCGGAGGATCAGCATACACATCTGGTGGTGGTGGCGCTGGCGGTGGTAACGGTGGGGGCTCTGGCGGGTTTATGGGAGACGACCAGGGACCATTTTATGGTGGACAAGGTGGTTCATTAAACAGAGCAGGCACCAATGGTACAGGCGTATCAGACTTAATAGGATATGGTGGCGGCGCTGGTGGTTCTGGTGGTAGTGCTCCAGATTCTGGAAGTAAAAATAATGATCCTAGTGGCGGCGGCGGCGGCGGTGGCAGAATTATTCCCGGTTCTGGCGCGCCTCGGTCCGGCAGAGGCGGCGGCGCAGGCGGAAGCGGCGGTAATCCAGGAGGAAGTTCACCACATGGTGAATGGTATGCAGGCGGCGGAGGTGGCTGGGGTGCATCCGGTGGTGTAGGTGGCATTGGTTCAAATACATATCGTTATGCCGGCGCTGGCGGCAGGGCAATCAATTGGAATGGACGAACATCTACTGTAATCAACGATGGTACAATGTACGGAGGATATACATAATGCAAATTGATAAAGTTCTACTTAATTTAAGAAATTACGATTATTTATGTGACGAAGCTATTCAATACTTAGAAGATAATATTCTAGGTAAAGGGTATACATATAGAACATGTGTTCAAAAAATTGCTCAAGATCCGCTAATATCAGATGATGATAAACGTATATGGTTAAGTCTTGCAAGAAGGTTGAAATCAGAACCCACTGCTATAAGACTTGGCATTGATGCGGTACCAACTGATACGTATAGAGTTATAATAAATGAAATGTCAGTTAAACAAGGTTCATTGGCTGAGTGCCGTCAATTCAGAAAAAATCTTGAATGGGTTAAATTTTCTAACATTGTAGATGGTATAATCGAAGATGGTAATATAAATAATTTCAATAGAGCCGAAACAATTATGGGAGATGTTTATACTACCAAGAACGAAATTGAATCTTTGGATGTTAGAATAGAACAGTTCGTAGAAGATATCACAAAAGAATATGCAATATGGGAGGCTTTTGAGTAATGGCAAATTTTCCTAAAAATGCACCTGATGGAACAAAAATAACATTGCGGTCATATGTGTACGTGTATCATGCAGCATCCAATAAATGGAAACTCGAAAGAAAAGAGTTAGATTAATGTCAAAAAATAATTTCACTAATAATGCTACCCTTATGCAAAATTATAGAACTACTCGCTATACTCATGTGTATGACAAAGAGTTGAATAGATGGCGGCTAGGATTATTGGAAGTTCCCGAAGATACTAATATTAGACCAGCAGTTTCTAATCCGATTGCTGATTTGTCGGTTTACGAAGATAGTCCATTTTATTTTCAATTTCCAGAAAATGTATTTACTGATGACAATCCAGATGATGTATTAACATATACTGCAACACAACAGAATGGACAATTATTGCCCGCATGGTTAACATTTAATCCTACCACAAGAGAATTTTCTGGCACACCGTCTAACGATGACGTTGCTGTTTTGTCGATAAAAGTTGTTGCAACTGATAGTAACAGAGCAAATATCGCAGATGTATTTGATCTAACTGTTATTAACACAAATGATAGTCCAATTCTTTCAGATCCAATATTAGATCAAACTATGCCAGAAGATAGTACTATTAGTTTTACTATTCCTATTACAACATTTGTAGAATTAGATCAAGGTGATGTACTTACTTACACTGTAACTTTAAGTGATGGTAGCCCTTTGCCTGCGTGGTTAACATTTGATTCTCCAACTAGAAATTTTTCTGCTAGTCCAACAAACGACAATGTTGGTATTCACGGTATTAGTTTAACTGCAACTGATTTATTTGGTGCATCCGCAACCAATGCATTTACATTAGTTGTGACCAATGTAAATGATGCTCCAACTGTAACTCAAATACCGAATAATACTGGATACGAAGAGACATATCACGAAATTAATATTTCGAGTTACTTCACAGATGTTGATTATAATATTCCAAATTCTACGGAACAACTAAGCTTCTCTGCTGAAGGATTACCGCCCGGTTACACAATTAATAGTACAACTGGTATTATCAGTGGTAATTCGACAAATGATACTGTTGGTGATTATTCGGTTTCTGTCACAGGTACTGATTTGGAAAATGCGAGTGTAACTTCCACATTTACTTTAAGTATTGAAAATGTAAATGATGTGCCAGTCGTAGTTGGTTCGTTAACAAATCAAGCATTAACTGATGCTGATAGTTTATCATATCAATTCCCATCTAATACTTTCTCAGATGAAGATTTAATACATGGTGATGTAATAACATATAGTGCGAGTGGTTTGCCGAGTGGTGTAACACTTGATTCAAACAACAGAACATTTAGTGGAACCCCTGCGCAGGCAGGGTCATATAATGTAACCGTAACTGCAACTGATACTGCTGGTGCAACCGCTCCGCTGAGTTTTAATATAGAAGTTGAGGCATCTCAATTTGACTTCACCCTTACTTCGAACCAAGAGAATTGGGACCTACGCTCTGCTGCTGTAGCGAGTGGGTGGGATGGTACCTCAGCACTGTTAGCCAACATAAGCAGCGGTGTTTACGTTTGGTCTGACAATACCGCCACAGCTGGCCTTATAATCTCAGGGGCATTCCCCGGTGGTCTTACAGTAAGCAACAGCGGGTTCATCATGGGACGTGGTGGTAACGGTGGTGCCAAATCTGGCAATGGCGCCGCAGGTGGTCCAGCGATTAATGTAATCTCTACTGGTGTAACAATTTTAAATAACGCTGGCGGTTACATAGTGGGCGGTGGCGGTGGCGGTGGCGGCGCGCTTGATATGACAGATTCTGATGGCGTTGGTGGCGGCGGCGGCGCAGGCGGTGGCATTGCAGGACTTAGTTACTCTGGGCCGGGCAGTACTCCAGGCAGCATCGGACAATCAGCAGGTAATGGTGGCAGAAAGAGCAACTCTGCTAATAGTATCGCGGGCATTGGCGGACCACATGGTGGCTTCGGTGGTACACTTGCATCACAAGATGGCGGCGCAGCCGATCACACTACTGCTATCAGTGGTGGTAGAGACCCAAGTAGTTCTGCTACGGGTTCAGCTCCTTCTGGCGGTAATGTTAGAGGTGGGGATGGTGGATTCTGGGGACAACCAGGCGGTAATGGTATTGGTAGAAACGCCAGGAACGGCGGTGCAGGCGGCGCCGCTATCACTGGTACCAGCCGTACATTAACAAACAGCGGTACTATTTATGGAGCGACATAATATTAATTACTCATTAGTAAAGAAATTTTTGAGCGTCTCGCATAATGATGTTCTTTTATTATCTTGATTCTCTTTCACCCAGTCTGGAAATCTTTCAAATAATTTTTTCCATTGTATTAACTGATTATGTGTATCGAATACTTTCACTGCATATTCGCTACTATTAGATACTGATGAAGTTGTTGATATTGCCTTGAGTTGTTCTTTGCATTTATATAAATCTTCTATATCTTTATCAACCGCCGAAATTATATTATTAAAATCTTCTATATCTGAAAAACGTTCTATCAAAAACTTATGGTGGTCTTTTCTAGTTTTACGATCATATAAAAACATTATTTCTTGTAAATCATAATACAATGCTTTTACTGGATTTATAGTATCTCTGTAACGTTTTATAACTTCTGGTATTATAAATGATTTATCTAGTGTACTTAAATTTTCAAGTGCACTAATTGCTAATATATTTATTTTTTGTCTTTGTGATGTTATATTTTTTTTAAATGTGCCTCTAATCTTTTTAACTACAATGTCAACAATATTTTTTTCATCCTCTGTCATGTCAGATTTTAAAAATTCTATATGTCCGGGCGTTGAATTATTGATGGCCATACTTAATGAATTAGAAACTTCACCATTTTTAAGGTAAGTTCTACACTCTTTAAGGAATTTTCGTTTTTTGAAATCAATAACTTTCACATATTCTCTCAACTAATTAGTTGCCTCATATATATTTATAGAGAATTAATTATTGATTTAAGTATGTTTAATTTTTTCTTCTTAAAAAGTGTTCGTTGTGCACCTGGGTGCAAGGGTCTTGGGAAATAATTTGAATTTACCCAAGCATATCCACCACTTTCATCATTTATAATAGGGGTAAATTCTTTATCTATCAGTACTACAAAAGTATAATAACTGAATGTCTTATCTCTAGTATGATATTGGTCCAAGGGATAAACTTTTGTAACACATTCTTCAACATCAATTCCAATTTCTTCTTCTAATTCTCTAAGAAGTCCTTGTGACACATTTTCGTTATCTTCAATTTTGCCACCCCAAAATGCCCAGTTCCTTGCATATGAACTTTTAAGAGATCTATGTTGCAATAAAATTCTTTTAGTATCTTTTGCTAAAATACAAGCACCTGCTGCTTTAATCATTATCATTGCCACTTAATAATTCTAATCTCCAATAGCCACCTTCATACACCCCTTGGAATGTATCAACCCACTCATTATTTACTAGTTTAAATTGCTGTGATGTGAATACATTTGTTACATAATGTACTTCAGATGTTTCACTTGCATCCAGACTCACAACCCAATTACTACCATTGTATTCGATTATATCATTTGTAGATATGTTGGTTCCCCACTGTGGTAATGCTTGTTCTGTATTCAAGCATAAGTAACGTTGTCCCACACTAGGAAATGGTAAGTTGCCAAACCCCGGACGAGTTGTTGATGGGTCAATTACTCTATCTATGGGATTTATTGTATTTCCTGGTAATGTATCTACATCGATCTGTAATGATAACACAGACGGATCAGCAGTCGATGATAGAACTCCTATCACATCTGCATCAATATTTTCTAAATTTCCATGATACTTTAGGCGCATACGTGATACACCATCATTGAATAAACCATAGTTGGCAATAACTTTTTCCCAACTATTATTATCGTCTTTATAGTTTCCATTCTCTAGTAGTTGTACTGTTACATTACCGTTGTTATTTGTGACTTGTATAGCATTATTTCCCGGTGTAACTACAACACTTGTTTGTACCTGTAAATCAGCAAAGAATTCAAATGCATTTGGATCATAATCTAGTGTATCAATATCATTGTATTCATAAATATTATGAATGATATTTCTAATAACATTTTGTCTAGTGACCAGTGCAGGCGGATTAATCCAAATTGGTATTTGGAAGAATAAACTAGCAATATCAATTTGATCCTCAATGCCCGCTGGGATCGATCTACTGGTCCACTGAATGTCAGTAAGTTCAACTGTAGTAATTGTAGTCCAGTCAATGGGATTATCGTTTTGTTGTATCTCTAATGCTGGATTAAACAGAACTAAAATTTGCTCAAGTAGTTGTAATTTCTGATCGGTGTTTGATGTCCATATATCAACTTGCATATTTAACAGATATGGAACTGGCATTAATCTGCCTACGCTGTATCTGTTACCTTGTTCTTCAGTATAGGAACTAGTTACAGGATCCCATTGTCTTTCGTTTACCTTAACTGTATCACTAAAAAATGGTTCTTGTAATCTTTGTCTATCAGGTTGTAAACTTTGAATATATGAAGAAATAAATGGTGCTGAATTAACAATATTTTCACTGTTGCCTTTTATAATTGTTGCAGCCATTCTTGATACATCGCCATAACGACTCGGAACTTTTATATAGTAATCACTTGTTCCGTCATTTAATTTTTTACCAGTTTTCACATTAAAGCCACTGAAAATACGAATAAACTGAAGCAAGTAACGTCTTACCTGTTCATCATAAAAGTGTAGTTGTCTTAAATCTGCCATCGTTAATCCAATCCATATTGTAATGTGAGATTTACAGTGAATAATTGTTTCATAATATTTTTCTTAGTCTACTTTAGGTTTAATTGCTTTTGACAAATTAACACGTGACGTAATTTCAGTACCATCATCCAATGTAACTATGCCATCATTGTTGATAAATTTATGGTGTAGATAGTTTCCAACTTGCCAAGAGCCGTCATCGTCTTCTATTTTGTACCATTTGTTATCTCTATATTGAAATAATCTATGCGGCGTGTAATCAGTTCTGAGAAAAAATGCATTGTCATCTGGGTATTGTGGAAATGAAATTCCATTTTCGACTGTAGAATAATCGACATCACCGGGATGTTCTGAATTTTCTACTGCAAATTCTAAATTATTTTTTCTATAATCATAGTATCTACCCGGTACATTTTCCTGTGCTTCTGCAATTATCGCTTCATTTATATCAAGTTCTTTATTATATGTTGAAAGTAAATTCTTCAAGTCATCTACTTCTTCGCCAGTTCCAAATATATCTGTATACTCTTGTGTATCTTGTAGTTGTTTACAACGTATACGCCATATATGTGGCCACCATCCTGGATCAAAACCTTCTGATGATTTCGAACCTTCTTGGACAACCCAATATTGATTTACTGCTTCTGCTTCTTCGTCAAGTAATAGATCCTCTCTCATGTGAGGCAATTCAATTACATCTCCTGTCATAAGTTTTCTACCAATTCTTTCAACCATGTCATTTATATGAACTTGAAATATACTTTGGTCCGTTCCCAAGAACATACCAAATTGTGATAGATCAAAGTCTTGGTCGTTGACAGTATATGTTCCACGCAACTCAAAAATTGTAGTTTCGTATCGTCTATCTCTATTTTCCATAAATAATAAGTCTTGGATGGGTGGATTCGCAGGGTCATAGTTGGGATCAGCTTCATCAACTGATCCTATATACTTGTGTACAAGTAATGCAGTACCGCCATGTTCAAAATGTGCTTTCACCATTTTGTCAATGAACTTATAGTCATTACCTTTGCGTGGGTTCCATAAACTTAATCTTGGCATCATTTTTTCCTTGACTTATAATTGTATTTATCATATACTAACATTAAGTATTAGGGAGTAAACATCGTGGAGAATAAAATGGTATCTGATGGTACATTAGTAATGCGGGATGTAATTAATCCTACTACAATTTCACAATTTAAATTATGGGCTACTAATCCAGAAAGGTATCACCGTGGTAATGCAGTAGATGGCAATTACTATGGCAAACATGACGGTGAACGAGAGTATGATGTATGGTGGACAACACAGCCACCAAGAGAGATGTGGGAGCCAGTTGTTTGGCAATTATATAATCAAATAAATAGGCTATTCGGTATTAACGAATGGGATATTCATGTAGTTGATTGCATTTCAACTCGTCCATCATCGAATAAAGTATATGCTCATATTGACACTCCATATCGTTTCGAGGAGTTTGCCGAAAGTTATGAAACTCTTGGCGTTCAAATTATCATTCCTCTAGATGACTTTACATTAGAGAATGGTGGCACTGCCTATCTACCTGGTTCTAGTTTAGAACGAATTAATTATAAGGACTTAGAAGAAAATAGAGAACATTATAACCATAGACTAATTACTGAGGGGCAGCAATTTCTTGCTAAACCAGGAGATGTATTGATGTATGATGGTAGAACTTTGCATAGTACTATGCCTAATAACTCAAATGACTTTCGAAGTGCATTACTGATAAATGCATTGAAGTCTGATATTATCCCAAGGGTAAAAGAACTTGATGGTAATACTGATTTTGTTAAAAATTAAGAAAAAACTTGACAAATCTTTATATTATTATATACTAACATTAAATAGGGTTAAGGAGTGATTCGACATGGTAGCAACTTTAAAACGTAAAAAATCTAAACCGGCTAGGACGCCTAAGTTTGTAGATGAAAAATACACAGGCCCGGAACCGGAGTGGCTATATGCAGATGATATGTCTGCAGAAGAATACTACAGGGAACGGTGCCGAACTACATTTTATTATAACTATTACTTTACACAGAAGGACGGCAAGCCTTGGGTAATAGATTGGATGAGACAAAACGGATACACCAAGGAACAAGTATCGGCTGTTAAAAATATATCTGACGTATTAATACCAATGACAGTCTGTTCATATACTAGAGCGTTGGTGAAAGGTATGCCAGTAAATCACAGTGGTATGACAGCATATTTGGAAACATTGCCTGGAGTAAGTAATAACACCATGCGTGATGCTGATATGTATGTTAAAGAAAAACTGGAAGATCTCATTCGGCGTGGTCTTGAAGTAAAAGAAGCGAAGATTGAAGAAGCAAAAATAAAGGATGTCCAACGTCCTAACATTCAACAATTGCTCAAAGAAAAATCAATGGATATGGCAAATGACATAGATGATTTTGTTGACCAATTTGATTATAAAAAATCTACATTAAATAATTTTGATCCATTTAAAATTCTTAAAAAAGTTGATGCAAAAGGAAATCATGCAAAGTGCATACAAGGGATGTATGAAGGTGCGTATTCTGAAATTGATATGCTACTGAATCCACCGAAGCGCATGACTGATACCAAGAAGGATGATTACGAACAAATTAAAGAAGGTTACAATCATCTTAAAAAAGATCAAATCAAAAATGTGTGGATAATGTATCGTAATATTCTAGATGCGTGTGATATGATTATTCAAGAAAGTAAAATTAACCGCGTCCCACGTAAGAACAAACCACAGAGCAAGGAAAAGATCGTATCTAAGGTAAAGTACTGTAAGCAAGATACATCAACTAATAGTGTAAGTCAGAAACCATTAGAATGTTTAGACGCTCAAGCTATTATGACATATAATACAAAGACACGCAAGTTGGGTATATATTATCCCGCAGATAAAAATTCATTGTCATTTAAAGGAACAACCCTTATTAACTTTGATGAAAAGAAAAGTGTACAAAAAACTATGCGCAAACCAGCGGAACAGATATCCATGTTTAAAAAGGTTGCAAAGCGTTCATTACAGAAAGAGTTTAGTGCAGTTAAGAGTGTTGAAACAAAAATGAACGGAAGGTTTAATGAACAGACGTTGATACTAAGGATTTTTTAGTTTCTGATAAATACTGTATATCGGAGATAAATTATGCCTGAAACCAGAAATAAAATTAAGAATGATGTAATCAAACAAATCAGACTATTGCTTGGCGATGGGATGATTGATATAGAATTGGATCCAGAGCATTATGATGTTGCATTGGATATTGCTCTTTCTAAAATAAGACAACGTTCAGAAAATGCAGTTGAAGAAGATTTCTATGCGTTAGAATTAAAAGAAGATGTAGCAGAGTATACATTACCAGAAGAAATCATAGAAGTAAAGCAAATATGGAATCGTTCATTTGGTAACGGAGTTTCTGGCGGCGTTGACATGGATCCATTTGAGTTAGCATATGCTAATTCATATTTCTTTTTAAACAATCATATTGGCGGTGTTGCAACATTTGACTTCTTTACTCAGTATCGTGAAACTTTAAATAAAGTAGCAGCAACCGATATTATGTATATTTGGAATCCAGTTACAAAAAAATTAAAACTGTTAAGAAAAATGAGAGCCGATGCATTAGTTCTAATTCATGTTCATGTTGAACGCAATGATGAACAATTACTAGTAGATCCATATTTGAAATCTTGGTTACGAGATTATGCACTTGCATATTGTAAGCGTATGTTAGGAGAAGCACGTGGTAAATTTTCTTCATTGCCTGGTGCACAAGGTGGGGTTACACTTAATGGTGCAGAGATGAAAGCAGAAGCCGATGTCATGATAGATAAATTAGAAATGGATTTAGCAAACTACATCGATGGATCGGCTCCATTAGGATTTATTATTGGTTAATTATTGCAGGTGATAACGCTAACTATTAGAATTGTATGTAAATATAGTTATGAACTTAGATGAACTTAAAAAAGTGAATGAAATGTTTTTTGCAGTCAAAGGACATTTATTTCCAATAGAATATACTGTTGACGAAATGCGCAGTGTATATAATAGTTACTTTTCACGAATGTGGGGAAACCACGAATTTCATTTACATGCAGAAGATTTTGAAGAAATTTGGAATAATAGAAACGTATGGACACATTCAATAGTTGAAATCACCACATATGATGAAGATGATATATCTAAAGTTGCGCATTTAGGTTACGATTAAACTTGACAATTCATTAATTCAATGCTATATTAATTTATATAACGAATCTAGAGGAATATAGTATGAGTAAGCCTAAATTACTAGTCATTGGTCACGGCAGACATGGAAAAGATACTGTGTGTGAATTTTTACGTGATGATTATGGTTATACTTTTGAAAGTAGTTCTCAGTTCTGTTCAAAGTTATTTATATTTGATACCTTAAAAGACAAGTATGGATATTCTTGTGAAGAAGAGTGTTATGCTGATAGACATAATCACAGAGAAGAGTGGTATAATGCTATTTGTGATTATAATGTACCTGATGCTGCCACACTTGGTAGAGAAATGTTTACCTCATATGACATATATTGTGGATTGAGAAACAAACGTGAATTCTTTGCAATGCGAAATACTGGGGTCTTTGACTACGCCATTTGGGTTGATCGTAGTATGCATCTGCCGCCAGAATCTAAAGATTCAATGAGCCTCGAACAATGGATGGCAGATTATACTATTGACAATAACGGCGACTTGTCAGAATTAAAATTCAACTTAGACCAATTAATGCACTATATAGCCTAGTTATAAAATAATTGTCTATGTAGTTAATTCAAAAATACGCATTTTTCTGTATATTTAATAAATACTCTTAGCAAATAGCAAACAAATATATGTTTTTATAAGGAGAAACAGAATGGCGACATTAGTATCCCCAGGTGTATCGGTAATGGTTACGGACGAATCACAGTACGTAGCAGCAACACAAGGTACCCTACCGCTAGTTGTAGTAGCAACAGCATCAAACAAAACAGACGGTTCCGGAACTGCATTAGCAGCAGGCACAATTCCAGCAAATTCTGGCGTTGCTTATCTAGTTTCCTCCCAACGTGAATTAGTAGAAACTTTTGGCGAACCAAATTTTTATGAAGTGGGTGGTTCAATAGTACAGGGTTCCGAAACAAGTGAATATGGTCTACTAGCAGCATACCAATATCTAGGCGTTTCAAACAATGCTTATATTATTCGTGCAGATATTGATCTAGCAGAATTAGAAGCAAGCACTGAAGAGCCTGCAGGTGTTTTAGCAAATGGTACATATTGGCATGAAGCAACAGCGTCCGATTATGGATTATTTGAGTATAATGGCACTGCATGGGTTGCCAAAGCACCGGCAGTATTAATGGATGCACCGGGCACTGGTAATGTAGAACCGATGAATTCATCTGGTTATGCCGCTCCAGTAAATACGTTTGGTTCTGCTGGCGACTTCGCAGTAGTAACTTCAACCACAAAAATGTCATACTGGAAGAAAATTTCAACTACTTGGGTTCTACTAGGTGATATTGGTTCACCTAACTTCTCATTTGCAAATTATGCACCAGCAAGTCCAATAACAACTGATGTTTATGTTCGCTTAACAAAACAAGGCGGTGGTATAGACATTAAACTTGCAAATTATAATTCGGTATCAGGTGCATTCCAGGCATTACAAGTTCCAGTATACAGTAATGATGATATTGCAATTAACAATTCATTGATGACTCTTGGTGATGTATATGCTAGACGCGGCGAAACAAAGGGCGTCCTAGAATTACGTAGACACACTGGCGCAACTGAAACAAAAATACAAAGTGAAATTGGTATAGTAGATACTTCATCTATAACTACAGCATTTACTGTATCAGTTGACGGTAATGTAACTGCGTTTTCATTCACAACTGCATCAATTGACACTGTTATTACATCTATGCAGAATAATTCAGAGTTGAATGATAATAATGTAAAGATTGAAAAAGTTGGAACAAATAAAATTAGACTTATCAAAACTGATGGTAAAGGGCTAACATTGTCATTTTCAGCAGGCGCAAATGATATGGGTTTCACATCAGGTAGTACATTTATAGCAACAGTATGGGAAGACCTTTCATATGAATCGAGTACACTAGCACCTAAGGGTGATATTGCACCAGATACACTATGGTATAATGCTGATTTAAAAATGGAACTAATGAGAGTTGAATTTGTCAACGGCGAACAGCAATGGGTTAAATATGCATGGTCAGAAGATAACGATGGTATCTATGGTAATGAATTACAATTACGTTCAAGTCGTCCAACAGCACGTAAAGATGGTTCATCTGTACTAGTTGCTGGTGATATTTGGGTTGATACTGATGCAGTAAATTATCCAGTAATTTGGCGTTACAGTGGTGCTGAATGGGTAAAACTAGATAATGCTGACCAATCATCAACTAATGGTATGATTTTCGGTCACTACTCGGCAGATGCACCGTATGATACTTTGGGTAATGAAAATGCACGTACAGCACACGAAAAAACACCAAATGCTGAACTACTTCCAGAAAATATCCTAATGGTTAATATGGATTATACAACATATAATGTCAAGCAATATGTAGATGGAAAATGGGAATGGGCATCAGGCGTAAACCTCGATGGTTCAGGTAAATTCGGTTCACTTGCACAGCGCCACATGGTATCAGAGGCAATGAGTGCTGCACTAGTAGCAAACGAGGGTATTCGTGCAGAAGCAGTATACTTCAATTTGATTGCAGCGCCAGGTTATCCTGAACTAACAGATGAAATGATTGGCCTAAACAAAGACAAAAAAGAAATAGCATTTGTTATCGGTGACACGCCAATGACACTAAAAGGTACTGCAACAGATATTAAAGCCTGGGCAGATAATAATACAGTAACAGATGCATATGCAGGTGTTTATTATCCACACGGTTTGACAACTGATTTATCAGGCAATGAAGTTGTTATGCCAGCATCAGCAATTGCATTGCGTACTATTGCTTTCTCAGACCAAGTATCTTTCCCATGGTTTGCACCAGCAGGTTTGACACGTGGTATTGTTACTAATGCATCACAAGTTGGCTATGTAAACAGTGAAAATGAATTTGTTCGTGTTCGTCTTACAGAAGGACAACGTGATGTGATGTATGCAAACCGCATGAATCCAATTGCAGATATGCCAGGAACAGGTTTGGTTGTGTATGGACAAAAGACACGCCAATCATTTGCATCAGCACTTGATCGTATTAACGTAGCAAGACTAGTCAACCACATGCGTTATAGTTTAGACCAACTATCCAGAGGGTTCTTATTTGAGCAGAATGATAAAATCACACGTGATAACATGCGTGATGCAGTTGAGCGTTTCTGTGGCGGTCTAGTTACTAACAGAGGTCTATATGATTTCTTAGTAGTATGCGATGAATCAAATAATACACCAGCACGTATTGATAGAAACGAATTATGGGTAGACATAGCAATTCAACCAGTCAAATCAGTTGAATTTATCTATATACCACTACGTATTCGTAATACAGGCGAAGAACTATAATATAGTATTTAAAAACAATAATTTTAAGAGACCCGGCAGCAATGTCGGGTTTTTTATTAACTACAACTTTAATTTTAATAAATACTGATAAATACTTGTATAACGCAAAACTATATCAGGAGATATCAATATGGCAAGAACATTACAAAATTTCGGTGTTCCAACAGATAGCGGCGCAGCAACCGGTACGGGTATTCTACAACCTAAATTAAATTATCGTTTTAGAGTGCAAGTTGCTGGTTTTGGCGGCCTTTCGGAGAATACAACAGATTTTACAAGACAGGTTATGAATGTAACTCGTCCTAAAGTTTCACACGAGTCAATTCCTATAGATTCATACAACTCTCGTATGTACATGATGGGCAAGCATACTTGGGAACCAATTACGATCACATTACGTGATGATGTCGCTAACTCACTAACTAAACTAGTTGGTCGTCAGGTGCAATCACAATTAGATCACAGAAATCAAACCGGTCCTCTTTCAGGAACAAATTATAAGTTTTCAACACTCATTGAAACACTAAACGGCAATGATGGTAATCCAATTGAACAATGGCAACTAGAAGGTTGTTTCCTAACAAATACAGATTACTCACAAAGTGATTATGCTGTATCTGAGGCAATCACAATCAATTTAACACTTCAGTATGATAACGCTATTTTAACTGACACTGATTTGATGCCTTCACCAGGATTTACTAATGATTCAAGTTTGAGTGGATAATAGGTAATTTAATATGGCGGATAAGTCTTTACAAAACGAACGTACAGATGCAACCATTCTAGCAGGTAGTAATCAAGCCGCCAGCAAGTTTGGTTTTTCTGGTGAATATATCACAAATGCTCCCAAAATGGGAGATATGTGGTTTATTGAGTTCATAGATACAGTAACTGGATTATCATCTGGTATGTCATCGTTCGCCAAATCAGTATCACCAATAACTATTTCAACCGAAACAGTATCAGTTGACAAATATGGCAAAAAAGTACATTTGCCTGTTTATGTTAATTTTCCTGAGATTTCCGTCAGTTTATATGATAAAACTGACGGAAGCGGCTTCACAATTGCAAATGAGTTATATAGTAATTTTTTTAAAAATGCTAATCTTGGAACGGAATCTAGTGTTTTGGATAGTACGATTAGGGACAGAACCTCTGGCCGTAGTCTTCCATCAAATGCTGAAGATACAGGGTATTACCGAAGTTTTAAAAAAATAGTTATCTATCATTTCTTTGGGTCATTCGGAAGTAATACTGGTATAGATCCTCGCGGAAAAGATCAGCGCGGTGGCGAATCAGTTGCGAGTAATAATTCCGCTTCAATCCAAAAAATAGAAATAATAAATCCTCTTTTGACTAGTATTACATTCAGTGGCAGTGATTATTCAGACTCATCATTGCGAACAATTGATCTTCAATTGCAACCTGAGAATATTATATTTGGGACGCCCGAAAACAATGTTGCCATGCCAGATTGGATGAAACAAGGTTTGGAATTTATTTTAGAAGATTTGGATCCAAGCAATAGTGTTACTAATGCAATGAAACTCATTTCTAACGTTAACACTAACAAAAAATTAGAATCAATGATTTCTGGATTAGCAGACGGTAAAAACTTAGGACAAATTGATAATGATCTTAATGGATTGGATCAAATTGCTAAAGATAATTCTGTCTTTGGGGTCTCATCCGACGCCAATGCTAGAGAACAATTAAGCAGACTTAAAAAACTAAGCGGTACATTGAAATATGTAAAATCAAATCCTGATGCTACCGAAGAAGAAAAAGCAGAGGCTCAAAAATTATTTGCTGAGGAAATTGCGACAGCGATACCAATGCCTGCCTCATCATTAAAGCAGTATGATGATTTTGGCGAAATGCAAAATTCGTTAAACAGTAGGAATAGATTCCCTGATAATCCATACTCTAGTGATATATTATATCCTAATATTGCTGGGTTCCCAGATGCAAGACTTGCAAATGGCGGCACTGATAGGTTCACAGGTATTGATTTAGCAAATTTGATATCAAATGAACTTATAACTTCTTTTTTAAATGGCAAATCAATTAATTTGGATAATATCACATCTCCAATCGCGCAGGGTATACTAGGTGGCAATACTGGAATAGGCAGATTACAAACTGCCTTAAAAACTTCACAAAGTAGATTTGGTGTAGGCGGAGATATAATCAGAGATTCATTATTGCAATCTACTAGACTTGGTAATAATACAACGGGTCCTCGTACTACTGTAGTATCAACTGCGCCAACATTTTCTGCACCAACTTCAGATTTTTCAGACAAAGATTTGCGTGCTCCCGGAGTACAATTTGATTCTAAGTCTCGCTCTGCTACTCAAAATAATATAACAAATTTAAGAAATAAAACGGGAGGCATCAGATGAATATTGATGTACTCGTTGCCAAACTTGTAAAAAAAGGATTTTCAGTTGAACGTGCTAAAGTTTTTGCAAATGAAATATCAACAACTGCTAAACAATATGGAGTTGATGCGTCATATCTAGTTGACCAAGTATCAACTGATTTTAAACTTAATGATCTAGGATCATTTATTATTAATAACGCTTTGCGATATGGGTATGTTACTGGTAAAATGTCAGAAAAAAAGCCGAATAAATATATTGCAAGAGCGATTATTAAATGACTAAATTTCATCAAGGTAAGTACCCTATAAAAAACGCCCAGAAATATGCAGGCGGTAAAACCCCAACTTTTAGAAGTAGTTGGGAACATACATTTATGAATTTTTGCGATGACAATCCAAACATAGTTGCTTGGGCAAGTGAACCCGTAAAAATAACATACCAAAATCCACTTACGGGAAAAGTGACAGGTTATGTGCCAGATTTTGTAATAACATATATAGATGCAAGTGGTAAAAAACATGCAGAACTTATAGAGATAAAACCATCATCACAAACAAAGTTAGAGTTTGCCAAAGGCAGAGGCGATCAAGCACAAGTTGCAATAAACTATGCTAAATGGGAGGCAGCGACTTCATGGGCCAAAAAAAGAGGTATGAAGTTTAGAGTTTTGAATGAAGGCGACATATATCAAAATACTAAAAAACCCAAAGCACGTAAACCTAAAAAGAAATAATAGGATAATACAATGACAAAAAAGTTAGAAGAAACATTTAACTTAGCACCACTTGTAGAAGAAGAATCGACAGATAGTGTAGTTGAACCTGAAACTGTAATTGAACAATCTAGTGCACTTACCGCTATGCTAAGTTCGGCAATTGATACAACTGATAAAATTGATGCAGCACTTCCGATGGTACAAGATTTAAATCAACACGATAGGGAGATGGATGAAATCCATGCAAAGGCACTTAGTGCGTTTGAAGAGTTATTTCAGTTGGGGATGAATGTCGAAGTGCATGCAGGTGCAAAACTTATGGAAACTGCAAACTCTATGCTAAAGACTGCCATGGAAGCAAAAGATAGTAAAGTCGATAGAAAATTAAAGATGATTAATTTACAGATGCAGAAAGCAAAACTTGAACATCAAATCGAAAAGCAAGAACAAAAATCTAATCATAATGAGATTGATGGTTCAGGGTCAGTTGTTATCGATAGAAACGAATTACTAAGAAGAATATCAAATGTTAAAGATTCTTCGAATGTTGATAAATAACAATATAAATTGGAGAGACCAATGAAAAGTTTTAGAGAATATTTAACAGAGTCTACGAGGGAATGTTGTTTAACCTTGAGATTTGCAGCAGAATTGAATGAAGAGGATGTAAATCGTATTGAGCGTTTTCTAGGTAAGTATGACTTGATTTCCATATCACGTACATCGACAACGCCTATTACCAAAAATCCATTGTTCTTTTCTAAAGATGTAAACAACACAAAAGTTTCAAAGATAGAAATTAAAACTGGGTATCCTGTATCGGCTGATATTTTACGAGTTCAGTTATCTGATCTATTAGAAATGAATATTTTACATATCGCTGTGCATCCTGAAGGCTGGGAGCCAATGGAGGAAGAAGATACAGATAATGTTGATAAAAAAGCACTTCTAGATTCTGATTATGATGACAAATCAGACAACGGTGAACATTACGGTAGAGGGTTTATTGATAATTTTTTAAAATCTCTCAGCAAAAGAGATGAAGTAACAGTTGAAAATGAACTAAGTATTAATCCTAAAAAAGATACAGCACCGGATCAAATGGATACAGATGAAAAATCAAGTAAATCTGTTATATCGGGAGAAGAAGAATGAGCAAACATTATAACTTAACAGTGACCGACAATAACGGTAAAGCAGTTACAACAACAAATGTGAGTACTGAACATCCCGAAGAACTAATGAGAATGTTGACACTTGCAGGCAGAACAGTTGAAATTACACCAGTTGTAACCGGATGTGGCTGTGGCGGAGAAACTTGTGGATGTGGCAATGATGTTGAAGAACTAAATGCAGAAGCAGAATACAGAGCAACACCAGCAAATGATGAATTAGATTTAGATGACTTTTCGAAGAAAACTGCTAATTCCATTTCAATGCAGAAAAAATCATTGAAGCCCAGTAGAGGTGATAATCCACTTGAATATTCTACAAATGAAAGTGACATTTACGAAGCACTAATGTCAGAATACGAAACAATGAAACCTGCAAAGAAAACATAAGATAATTAAGATACGTCTTTTATCGGATAACAGTACGATAAATACTTATGAAGCACTGATTTTAAAAAGTAGAAAGTAGTGTTATATTTAATAATTTGGAGAATATATAATGGCATCATATAGAGGTTTAAACGTACCAGTGTCGATGATTTCACAGATGAAAAATGTTGTTGTTAAAAAAGCAATTGATTTGACTGATATGTTAGATCGTGGAAGTATAACTGAAGCACATACATCTGACGACAAAGGTGCAGGCTGGCGCAAAGATGCAAATGGTGGTGGCAAGTCGGCAGTTTCTGACAGTATTACACTGGGATCTATAACAGATACTCAGATAATAGAGGATCAAGATTTTGGTGTAATTTCGGTAGAGGTGGGCGTAGCTGCAACTAAATCATGGAAACAACGCCGCAGAGAAAATCGTGTATTTGCAAGAGCCCGTGGCGGCAATTCATAAAGTAGAAATAAATATTGGAGATTATATATGCCAGCATATAGAGTTAAATTACGCCGAGGGACAACTCTTCAGCACAAAACGTTTATTGGTGCAGAAGGAGAGATAACAGTAGATACCGATCTTAAAAGGTTAGTAGCACACGATGGGGTAACACCTGGTGGGCATTACATAGCTGCACACAGTGATATAAAAACAGACGTAAATCAGTTCACTGATAACGAAGGAAAGTTTGGAGACCATACCTTTACAAAGCAAGGATCAACAATCAGTACTGCGGCGGCGGCGCCGGTTGTTAACTACAGTGTTCAAGTTGCACCTGGTAGAGGATATCGAAGAACACAATTAACTAATGCTCCTACGTTTTTCTTAAAGAATGTGACATCTGGTGAAACTGAGTTCACTTCAAATCCCATATTATCTATGGTACCTGGAACAGTTTACATATTTGATGTAAGTGAGGAATCCAATGCAGGGCATCAATTTAGATTTACTGATACTTCTGGAAATTCAGCATACACTAAAGGAGTTGTAGCTACAGGCACGCCAGGAACTACCGGAGCAAAAGTAACATTTACATATCCTACTCCTGCTAGATTTCCATTATGGTATTATTGTGGTTCTCACGGGATACAAATGGGACAACGAATTATACCAGCTAATAGAAATATTACACTCTAATGATATTTAACATACCATTAACGATATAGTATAAATTAAGCTGCGAGTAATTACTCGCAGTTTTTTCGTTTGGTACGAATGATAAATAACAATGAGTAATAAAAAATTAATAACACTATTATTAATAGTGTTGTCCATGCAAAAGAAAATTTGGAGATACAAATAATGGCATATACAGTACAGTTTAGACGCGGTACATCCGCTGAACATTCCACATTCACGGGCGAAGCGGGCGAAGTAACATTTGACACTACCAATAATAGATTAGTTGTACACGATGGTACTACAGTTTCTGGTATTGCAATTGCTAGATTGGCAGACATTCCAACCGACTTGGCACAATTAACTGATACTACTAGTTTGGTAACGCCAGCATGGCAAACAAAACTAGAAAAAACAAATAAAGATTACAAAACATTGTATATGCCATCAGTACGTAATATGTCAATGAGTGATGATGGAACCAACGTATATA